CGGCCGAAGAGGCCTGCAGGGCGGCGGCGTATTCGGTCATGGTCTGACCGGCCGGGTCCGGCAGGCTTTCCATTGCCACGCCCACATCGAGCATGTAACGGCTGGACATCACCAGCGCAGCCAGCGGGGTACCGGCCTTGGGAATGAGGGCAATGCCCTTATCGGCCAGCAGCGCAGCCAGCGGCGCAGCCGCGTTGATGGAGGTTTGGGTCAACATGGCTTCAGGCTCCGGTCACGAAGTGCTTGGACGCAGTGGCAGCGATCAGATCGCAGACCTGCGAGTTGGTGTCGGCGCCGGCCGGCAGTGCCGGCATGGTGTCGCCGGAAACGGCTTGGATGGTCTGGCGGGTCATTTCCACCAGATTGGCCAGGGCGACCAAGTTGGCCTGCGAGGCTTCCTTGTTGGCCGGAGTGTTTTGCTGAAGGCTCATTGGGGTTTCCCTTGGGCTGGAGGAATGGTTAACGAGCAAGCGCCCGTCACTCATATTTTTTTGCACATTTCGAAGCATCTCAATGCACAACGTGAGGCGCTGTCTATTCAGATGCCTCCGCATAAAAGGATTGGGGGCGCACGAATGCGCCCCCGCACCTAGGTTCACTTGTCACCGAAGTACGCGTCAGCCACCAGCTGCGAAGCGTGATACAAGAACGCGTTGGTCGTCAGCATCAGCTCAGCGCTGTTGACAATACGAGCCGAGATCGACTGGTAGCCGAACAGTCCGCCGATGGGCTGGCCATCTTCGGAGGTGTTCACACCGGTCATCACTCGGCCGAAGATCGTCTTCAGCTGATTGCAGTACACGCCCTTGTCGCCCACACCGGCCGGAACCTTTCCGGTGATGTAGACGCGAATGACTGCATGCTGATACGCCAACGGATTACCGTCAACGCGCATGCCTTCATTGGCGCTACCGCTGGTGTACTTCTCACTGAGGTCGCGTGCCAGACGACGTCGATCACGATCAGACTCGATAGCCAATTCCTGCAGGCTCGGAGACAGATCTTCGATGTCGCCATGGTAGAACACCTCGACCCCTTCCACCTTCCCCTTGAACTTAGCCTTGGGGTTGTTGGCAGCGATCTGGCGCAGCACGTCGATGGAGTCATCGCCAAAGAGGTTACTATCCGCCGAAACGGCGTCCTCGATGGTACATAGGATGCTCTCGGCATCGACCTCATCACCGACTCCGACCACGTGGTGGACAGCATCGGAGAACTTGACCACGATGTCGCGCGGCTTGGTGATTTCCGTCTCCAGCAGGTCTGCAGTTTCCTGCGAGATCACCGAGGAGTCTTCCAGCGTGTCAGCCGTGTCCATGATCGCCACGCGAACCATCACACCACCGTGCATCAGTACCTGACGCGGGTTGAGCGGGTCCGGAGCGAAGTAGCGCGAGTTGTAGGCAATGGCATCGCCTGCACGAACCTTGTCACCGACCTTGAGGGTGGTGGTCAGTTCATGCGGGAAGGTCGAGCCAGCAGCCGTGCCGAAGCGACGACCCAACTGGACCGCCTTGCGCGACCCATCGGCGTTTTCCACCACGATGGCATTCTTGTTGATCGCCACCACCTTACCGTCCTGCTTGGCCGTAGTGGCAAACAGGTCATCGGTACGATGAGCGATGATCTGGTCGTAACCGGTACGCAGCGGCATCGGGCCGTAGCCCTTGGCGAAGGTACCCGACGAATGCTGAATCGAGGCGAAGTTCACACGCTTGCCATCGTCACGATCGATGCAGGGCGAGAACAGCGAGGTGGTGGACATCAGGCTGGCCGGACCGTCGGTCTTGGGATCATACGGACGGGTGTTGCCGTACAGATCCACCAGGTTCGGGTTGGCCGTCATGAACGTGGTGATTGCCACGTCACTGGAGTCCTTGGTCGCCTCGGAGATCACACCCAGATCCGACTTGTGGAACTGTCGGGTACGTGCAACCATCGAACGACCCGAACGACCACCGGTACCGGAGAAGGTGATTTCTTCCTTCTCTTTCAGGTTGTGGATCGGATTGGACTCTTCCACCAGCTTGACGGCACCGTCTTGCTGGATCGCCTGCCACACCGCATACGGCGGCATTTCCAACTTGGAGTTACCCTGCTGACCCTTGGCACGGTGCTGGCGAATGGAGCGCACCATTTCAGCGTAGATGACACCGGCCACACGTTCGTAGCCGCGGCTACGCATGTAGTTCATGTCCGTCTCAGCCGGAGCCCAGTCGGTCAACAGCAGTTCACACGAGCGCACCAGCAGACCCACCAGCGTGGTGGGTTCACCCATCTGCTCCAGCAGCATCTTGGTAATGGGGTCGACGAACAGTTCGTTCATCAGATCCATTTCGCGCAAGTAGCGCAGGCCAATGTGATTGGCCTCCAAGATCGGCAGGTAGATGTCCTTCTTGTCAAACAGGTGAGCTGGGTAGTTACGCAGCGAGTTCTCAAAGGGCATGAACCCAGAGAGCACCATCGAGGCCAGCTTGTTGTCACGCGGGAACACCAGCGCCACATCTTCAAAGCGCAGTGCGAAGTCATCATCGCTCAGGCTCAGGCGTTCACCGGCCGGAATACGGCGCGGGGTCAGCTTCAGCAGGGCCATCAGCGGTTCCAGACCGATCAGGTAGGCCAACACGATACCGACGGGCAGATCCTTGTTACTGATCTTGACTTCGGTCATTTCCATCGGCTGCTTACCACGCAGTCCAGCCAGTCCTTCAAAGCGGCCCAGCTCGGTGATCAGATCACCGCTGACTTCGTAGAGCGTATCGGAGCGATCCACTACGATCAGGTTCTTCTCACGCACACCCATGACCGTCATCCCGCCCTTCTCGGCATCAGCCACACGTTCAGCACCAAAGTGCTCAGCACGAGCACGATAGTCGAACATGAAGTCGATGTCATTGAGACGGAACGAACGGAAACGCTGGGCCAGTACGGAGTAGATTCGCGGCGGCTCATCGTAGGTGTTGAACACATCACCCAGCACGATGTTGGTCACGCTCTGATCGTTTTCGTCCATGCCGCGCGCAGCGATCTGGTCGGTCAGCCACTGGGTGTAGTTGTGCACCTTCTTCTCCGACCGCTTCACATTGGTCTTGGAGTAGTAGCTGGTCAACGACACTTCCGAGGGCGAGATCTTGCGGATCGGCTTATCGGTACGCTGCTTGCGCATCAGGTAGCGCACGCCGTTGGACTTGAAGGTACCGTCCTCACGCACCTTGGGGATGCGCAGGTTCCAGGTGGAGGGCTTGCCACGCACCGGGGTGACCTGAATGGAGTGCACCTCGTAGTGACCCATCGCATCTTCGACGTCTTCCACGCTCCAGCCGGTAATGCAGACGCCGGCGTTCTGGACGTTCAGGCCCATGCGCACGATGTCCTTGGGCAGGAAGTCACGCACGTAACGCGGATCGAAATCCAGCAGCGAGGACTTGAGCATGGACTTGTCGAACACGGTCTTCTGGTCCGGCACGGTGATGGTGTCTTGGATGAGCGCGTCCTTGTAGTGGACCTGCGCACCCTTCTCCATCGTCTCCTGCTTACCGTAGGGATCGGGCAGCTTCTTGTACGCGCTGGACAGAGCCAGGAAGCGACGGTATTCCGGCGCAGAGACCTGTCCCTTGTTGGCCAGTGCATCGACCTTGTCCATCACCGCCTGTTCGAGCGTGCGCTCTTCCGGGCGATAGACGATCTGCTCTTCCACTTCCGAAGCCACCGGCACCTCACGTTCTTCGATCTCATGGACCGAATCGTCAGTGACGGCAGTGCGTTCATCCATCTCAGCCATCAACCGTTCCATCGCTTCCAGATCACGGGTGATCGCATCATCGATGGCTTGGATGTTGGCTTGGGTTTCTTCGATCGGGTGATCGGGCAACACGTCGATGTTCATACCCGGCTTGAGCGTGATCGTGCGAGCAGCCGAATTCTCGGTCTTCTCGATCTTGATCTTGACCGGTTCGGACTGCACGGTCTGGGTATTAGCCAGCGGCTTATCCGGATTACCGGTGGGCGTGGGAGCCGGAGCCACCACGGTACCTTCGCTCGGCGCAGTCATCTCCACATCGGTGGAGGTCGTGCGTGCTTCTTGCAGGAACATCAACAGGCGCAGGAAACGACGCTGCATCTGCTGCGGGTTGACCGAGGCATCAGGTGCATCATCGCCCTTACGCCACTGGTTGACCATGCCCAGGTTCATGACGAACCACTGGCCCGATTCGATCCAGACCAGATTGATCTTGTTCAGCTGTTCCTGCGAGAGCTGACCGATGAGCGAACCTTCACGGTGCGCACCGAACCACTTCCACATTTCCAGAATGAACAGCGCGCTGGGTTCGCTGAAGGCGGCCAGTGCAGCACGGGACAGGACGGTCTCTGCCTTGTTCAACTGCGTCAGCGTCGGCAGACGCGTGGGCAGATGGCAGACCATGAACTGGTGACGGTTGGACTTCTCAGCCACGGCAGCGGCGGTATGCCAGACAGTGGCCTGGATGTTCCACCACTTGTTGTAGCTGGCAAAGAAGGTCTGCGTGTAGCGATACAGATGCGGCAGCAGGCCGTAGTTCTCGATCAGCAGGCTGGCCGGATCGCGCAGGGCTGCATCGATGTTGGGCAGCTGACGGATACGGCGGTTGCGTTGGCGATAGTCACGGGTCATGTTCGACACCGGACGTGCGGTGGGACGCGGCGGGCCCTTGTCACCGGCCAGCTTGACGATGTGTTCCACCGACATCATGCGGGTTTCCCCGGCCAGAATCGGATCGTCCTGCGAGATGCCGTATTGGGATTCGTCTTCGGCCATGGCGTGCAGCACCGCATCGCGCGGCAGCTCCAGTCGATCCACCGGACGCAACGTCGGTGCCACCATCTGCACTGCACGACGCAAGCCGTTGTGGCGGTAATACTGCGGGTACAGGATCGTCCCCTCCATGGAGAGGGGATTGTCCGAGAAGTACACGCCGCACGCCTCCATCGACTCCATCAGCAACGTGGAGTTGGAAACAGGTTGCATGCTTTCACCTCTTATTTGTAGTGCTTTGCCGAGGCGCGCACGTAAGACAGACCGGCCCGGATGGCAGCCAGATTGCGGTTGAACAGCCCCGCAATCACCTTACGGCCATTGAGGTACTGGAAATGCTTCAGGTAGGCGATCACGATCAGATCCAGCGCTTCCAGATCTTCAGGCATCTTCACCTTGGGACTGGTCTTGCGCTCGTTCTCGATGGCCACATCGATCAGGTGACCGAGGATGGCATCGTAGGACGACACGCTCAACTTGGGATCGAACTTGGAGATGTCCTTGCCACTGGCGATGTCCAACAGCTTGGAGTTGAAGTTGATCAGATGCACCGTGGCATCGAGTACGGCTTCAGCGCTATGGCGCGGCAGCACGTTCATGCCCACCAGATTGACGTCCTTGCGCGGACGCGGCTTGACGGTGATGTCCAGACTGTCCTTTTGCAGACGGTCCAGCAACTCACCGGCATTGGCGTTGGTCGTGGAGAACTTCAGGTGCATCTTCTTGGCCGGTCGCGGCTGCGCCATGGCCAGACCACCGGGCCAGGTGAACTTGGTCGCCTTGGTGTCCAAGATGGCCGACAGGCGCGGTTCATCGGTCAGGATTTTGGCGACCTTGGCCAGCGTATCGCCCAAGGCCTTGAAGTCCATGTTCGAATCGCTCACGGTGATGGCCGCATGCACCTTGCTCATGGCATTGTTGGACTGAGCCACCACGTTGTTGACGATGGCTTCAGAAACCTGCAATGCCTGCTGGAGCACAGCCACGTAATCGTCGGGGATCTCCCCATCGATCTCCAGCTGATGGGCCAGCGACTTGTCGGTGAACGTGCCCGAACCTTCACCCTGCGTCTTGGACAGCATCTGCTCGGTCTGATGCAGATCGAACGTACCGCCACGATCGAGGGAGCGACGCATTTCCGTCACACCGGTCAGGAACGCCTTGCCCGAGGCCACAGCGGCCTTCTGGATCAGCGGCAGGGTAATGCGCGCCACGGTGTGGGTGAACTGCACGGCGTTGGCTGCAGCGCGTCCATAGCGGCCCTGGTCCGGTTCAATCGTACCGGGGTTGTACTCGACAGACAGTTGCGGATCACTGGCGAGCATGGCCTCCAATCGCTGGCCGACAGCCAGCGCTTCGAAACTACTCAGCCGACGTCCGTCACGGGTTGCCTGCAATTCGTCGATGATGTCATCGAAACGATTGCTCGGTTCCAGGGATTCATTCACGGGGTGCTCCAGACATTGCTTTGAGAACGAGATTGACGGTGTCAGTATCGATGGAGGCGCGAGCGCCGTCGATCGGGTCCATGTAGGCGGCGCGACTACCCAGGTGCGCACGCACTTCGGCTTCACCTTCATCGGTGTACAGCACATTCAGCGAGGCGGTGTCACCATCGAAGTCAGCGCCCAGGCCAGCCAGACGCGGGGCCGGGATGGACAGCGAGTCCATGTAGGCCAGCGGCGAGTAGGTGGGGAACTCCGGGGCGATGTAGGACTCACCCAGCGGCTGCCAGTCCGGACCCAACTCCTGACGGACCTCACCGACGACGGTGGTCTTCACGTACAGGGTGGTGGCGTAGCAGCTGCCCAGACCGGTGACCGGGTAACGGGTGATGTAGCCGCAGAAGGTGTTCCAGCGACGGTAGCCGGACAGGTAGATCAGTTCCATCAGGTTGATCGGACGCACGTGTTCACGCGAACGATCTTCCGGAAGCTGTTCGATGTCGTCAAACACCCGGAAGGTTTTATCCGGGCCGACATAAAGCAGTGCCGCGTAACGGCCTTCGATCATCACCGGCTTGTCGCGCAGACTGATCTCGCCGTAAGACGCTACGACCTTCTGCAACCCTTCCTCACTGTTCCAGCGGTCAAAGGACTGCGCAGAGACCTGCACGGTCTCCGGACGCAAGGTGACCGGATCGATCAGGCGGGCAGCGCCGTTACCCTGATTGAACACGTCCTTCATATAACCGTTGAGCAACAGGTAGTTTGTTACAGGCAGTACCGCACGGGAGAGCTGACGCAACCCGGCGATGGCGTCGGTAAAGCGCGGGGCATTGATCGAGCCCAGCTCAGCCACAGAGTGATCCATGGCAGTGATGACGTTTCGGGTACCGTCGAACACGCGGCGACTGGCCCACTTGTCCTGCAAGAAGCCCTTCTTGCCGGTGAGCATTTTCTCTACCGACTCGTACAGCTCGTTGAAGGCCATCTGCAGCATGTGGCGGGCGTTATCCACGGCCGAGGAGACGTTACGGTTGTCCGTGGCAGCCACCGTGTTGGCGATGGACAGAATGCGACGGTACAGCGCGTTGATGTCACCTTCCTTCATGTTGCCTGACTGATCCACTTCGATGTCGCGCAGACCGGCAGGCATGACCAGGATCTTGCTGGTCATTGCACGATCGCGGAACTTCTCGATCAGGGCGATACGCTGTTCGCGGATGTCCGAGCGGTTGCGCACGAACTTGATGTCGCGCCAGTGCTTGGCAAAGAAGGCATAACCGGTTTGACCGTCCATTTCATTGGAGGTCTCAAAATCACCCAGCTCCGCATTCCACACGGCGTAGACCTTACCGGCCATCAGATCGCGATACATCGAGCGCAGACTGACCAGTCGATCGTAGATCACCGGATGGAAGATGTCGACACGGATGTCGATGAACGAGAAGCGTCGATCGCGGGCTTCATCACCCACACGACCGAAGATGCTGACCGAGAACAGGCCATCATCGTGGAATTCGCCGCTGACGTTCTCGAAGTAATCCAGCGCAGTGACCGGACGCATCAGACGCAGTCGTTCGGGCGACGTATCCATGATCGTCACATTGAATGGAACCATCGAGGACTTCATGGGGGAACATCTCCTAATTTATGAAAGAGAGGCGATAGGTCTTCTATTGCCAGGAGTAACTAACTGTGGCCATCAAGAAAAATCCCATCGGGTCGCAAGACGACTCTCTGAATTTGGATTTTGACGACTTGGACTTCGGTGATCCCTTTGCAGAGGACACCAGTACCAAAAACGATAAGAAGCCGGTGTATCATCTCGCCAAGAAGTTTGGCGCAGGCTTCGGATCGGCTATGGTCCAACCGGACCAAGTCCGTCGAGTTGCATCCAACGCTCTGCCCACCGGTTACGGTACCGCGGTCAACACCGCGTACGAACTGAAGGATTTGGGGGCTAATCTATACCATACTGCGGCCCAAGAGCTGCGTCCGGCTATGCCGGTGTTTCGTCGCACCGCTGGCGCGCTCTCCCAGAGCGAAAGCAAGCTGTTGCCCAAGGCCCTGCAGCGTAAGCTGAAGGCATTTTCCGAGGGCGGCGATGAGAACCGGGCTCAGCATGCTGCTGATGCCGAGAGTGCGGAAGTCAACGGACAGCTGGATCAGATCTTCGGTGCAATGATCGAAGAGAATGCCCGCACCCGTGAAGAGGACCGCGTTGAGGGTGAAATCCGCAACAAGATCCAAGACAAGCGGTTGGTGGATCAGGCGCGCATCATGGATGCAGTGCGTCAGAACACCGATCGACTGGCGGCCTATCAGGATAACATCCTGGCTCGCTACCAGCGCAAGGATCTGGAACTGAAGCTGCGTACGTTTGCGCTGCAACGCAATACGTTGGCCCTGTTGACCGCCGGTGAACAGCGTCAGTCCGCGCAGTTGAATGTCATCATGAAGAACACGGCGTTGCCGGAGTATCGCAAGACCGATCTGCGTGAAGCAGCCGGTGCGAACTTCCGTGACCGCCTGCTGAGCAACTATCAGCAGAAGGCCGTGGACTATGTGACCAACTTCACCAAGAACTTTGCCAAGAACCTCACCGCGTCGGTGGGTAACATGGCCTCGCAGATTGCCGGCGGTATCGACATGGCCGATATGGGCCGTGAGTCGATTGCCTCGGCAGCGGAGATGGGTGGAGACAAGAAGGGCACCTACGCTGAGATGCTCGGCGGTCTGGTCGCTCCGATGGTCACCCGTTTTGTGGCCCGTCCCATTCAGCGCCATCTGGGTAAAAACCAGAAGGTGACCGATCTGGGTTCGCAGCTGCAGTACATGTTTGGCAACATCCCCGAACGTGCGGCTTCGTTCGTACAGTCGGCCGATGACAACACCTCCGTCGCCGGTGGTCTGTTGCGCTGGATCAAGGAAATGATGCCGCGTGCCGGTATCGATCCGGCACTGCAGCACTCCCCGCTGTACAACGCCAACGAAGCCACCCCGTTTGATAAGCAGGCCCGTCGCTCGCTGGTGGAAGTCATCCCCGGCTTCCTGTCGCGCATTCACCACGAGTTGGTCAAGACGCGTACGGGCGATGCCAATGCTGAGCGGACCGTGTACAACATGGACCGTGGTGAGTTCACCAGTTTTGGCACGGCTGCCGGCGATGCTCGCAAGCGCATCATGCATCCGCACCAGATGAACTACGGTCGTGAGCAGGTGGATAAATGGGTCACTGATCTGATCGGTGACCACAAGGTCTCGGACAAGACGCGCGATGAACTCAAGCGTCAGATCCTGATCGACACCATCTCCGGTCGACACTACGATCCCAAGCGTTACAGCGACACCGAAAGCGATACGGCTAACCTGTCCTACAGCTCGAAGATGGAGCTGGAGCAGGTACTGAACTCGAACTATACCCGCGATGACGGGACGTTCAATCAGCAGCGTCGTACTGCCCACGATGAAGCCTTCCGTCGACTGAAGGGTGCCATCCCCGATCCCAAGGCCGCCATGAGCGTCTACATGGAGACCGGCGGTCGTGAGTACCTGAAAGAGATGGGCATGATTGACCGTCAGGGTTACACCGACAACGTCAATTACGCTCACTTCCATGACCAGCTGTTCAATGCCCGTCCGGAAGATCTCTCCCCGGATATGGACCCCAGCCTGTTGCTGACCCCGGAAGAGCGCGAAGCTTTCCGTCGTAAGTCCACGCCGTATCTGGCACCGGGTGTTGCAGGAAAGGCGACCAGCCGTCTGCGCGCTCGTGCTCGTGTGGGCTACCGGGGTGCCAAGCGTCGTGCCAAGGACATCTACAACCGTGGATCGGACTTGTACAACGAGGCAGTGGAAGTCTACACCCAAGACGGTAAGGAAGCGCTGGTCGACTTTGCCAAGCTGAAGGCCGGTGAGTATTACGACAGTGCCTCGGGCAAGGTCATCACCAGTCTGGATCAGCTGCGCGGTAACCTGAAGGATCAGGCCGACCGTGTGATCCTCAATGCGAAGGATCTGGCGGAGGGCTATCTCAGCGATCACCCCAAGGTGCAAAAGCAGCTGGACAAGGCCAAGGAACGTGCCAAGTCGCTGGCTAAGAAAGCCGAGAAGGGTACCCGTCGTCATCGCGTGCGTGCTGAACGTGCTCGCCGTCAGGCAATGGCGGGGCTGACCAATCAGTACAACAAGTACAGCGACATCCTCACCAACGATGGTGAGCGCACGTTGCTGGAAGGGGTGCGGTTGGCCGCTGGTGATTACTACGACCAGGCATCGGGTAAGCTGATCGAGAAGTGGGATGACATCTCCGGTACGGTCATCGACAACAAGGGCAACATCATCGCTGCGGCCAAGGACATCGCTCGTGGTCTGAAGGATGAAGAAGGCAACACCCCGGCATGGGTTGGTAAGGTCCAGGCCAAGGCGCAACGCGAACTCAAGCGCGGTGCAGTCAAGGGGCGTCGTGCTGCCCGCGGTGCTCGCGATGCGCTCAACCAAAAGAAGGACGCATTCAAGGCCGAAGGTAAGCGTCTGTTCGATGTCTACGTCGGTAACGGGAAGCATCCCAAGATTGAAGCCGCTGCACTGGCAGCGGGCGAATACTTCGATCAGGCTTCCGGTGCTGTGCTCAAGAGCATCGATGACATCCGTGGTAGCGTGGTCGATGGCGAAGGTAACATCGTGCTGTCGGCTAAGGACTTTGCCAAGGACATGTACAACAGCGCCGGTGAGCAGTTGACTTCGCTCAAGACGCGTCTGCGTAACAGTTACGAGGAAGCCAAGACTGCGGCAACGCAGGCTGTGACGGCAGGTCGTGACCGTGTCAATGCGTGGCGTGAGGGCGGTGACAGCGCTGCCGGTGTTGAAGGTGGCATGCCCGGCTTTGACCTGACTCCGCTGATCGAACTGGGTCAGCAGCAGGTACAGCTGCAAACCGCAATCCTTGACGTGTTGGAGAATGGTGACTTCACCAGTGCTCCGGGCGAAGGTGGTGGCGGTGGTGGGTTGGGCAAGCGTCTGCGCGGTCTGGGTGGTCGTGCCATGGGCGGTATCGGCCGTGGTCTGTCCAGCATGGGTCGCGGTCTGGGTGGTCTGGCTCGCGCTTACGGGCGCTTTGCCGTCGGCATCTGGAAGTCGCCCATCACGCTGGCGCGCAAGCTCGGCTCGCTCGGCTCCATGGCCGGTGACTACCTCGGTGACATCCGTAACAAGCAGGGTCGTGTCATCATGACCCGTGCCAAGATGAATGCGGGCAACTACTGGGATCAGCTGACCAACAAGCAGGTCCGTAAGTGGCGTGACATTACCGGCCCGGTGGAAGATCGTTCCGCAGATCCTGCGGTGATCGTCCTCACGGCTGAGGAATATCAGGAAGGCATGTACGACACCCAAGGGCGCAAGCTGTTCCGCGCCACCGGTGACGTGTTCGGTCGACTGCTCAAGGCAGGCGGCGGTATCCTCGGCGGCTATGCGTCGCTGGTGGCTGCACCCTTCCGTGCTATCTCCTGGGTCAACCGCAAGATTCGTGAAGCCAATGCTCCGCAGGACATCTACGTCCCCGGCGATCCCAACCCGCGCATCACCGTAACGGAAATGCGTAACGGTCTGGTCTTTGCAGATGATCGCAAGACCAAGATCAAGCGTTGGGAGCAAATCCGTGGCCAGACCTTCAAGATGGTTGAGGGTACGCTGCGTGAGGCGCTGTCGCTGGAAGAGTTCAAGGCCGGTCTGGTGGACTACCGCGGCAAGAAGCTCAAGCGTGGTAACGGTCTGATCAATGCTGTCGGCTCAATCGGTCGTGGTCTGGCAAATGCTGCCGGTTCCATTGCCAGCGGGTATGGTTCGCTGATCGGCGGTGCCTTCAAGCTCGGCGGTAATGCGCTGGGTGCGTTGGGCCGTGGTATCGGTCGCATGTTCGGTCTGCGCAGCGGTGGCAACATGACTGCTGATCAGGCCACGGTGGGTCTGCTGGTGGAAATCCGCGACCTGCTGAAGGAACGCCTGCCCAAGCCGAAGAAAATCCGTGCCGGTTCCTACGAGGAACGTCTGGCTACCTTCCGGGGCCGTAAGGCTGAGGAAGAAGCCGAGGAGCAGGCAGCGGAGAAGGAGAAGAACGGCTTCCTCAGTAAGTTCCTGTCCAAGATCACCGGCGGTTTGTTTGGCGGCGGTGGCGATGATGAGGACGATGAGGATGGCGAGGGCGGTGGTGGTGGCAACACCATCTTCATGGGCGGTGGTGGCGACGGTGGTGGTCGGGGTAAGGACGGTAAGGGCGCTGCCCACCGTGATGCCCGTGGTCGCAAGCGTGGCGGTATGCGCCGCAACATGAATGCCCGTCGTAACAAGTGGAGCCGTAGGTTCGGTCGCTCCAAGGTCGGTCGTATGGCTGGCGCTGCTACTGGCGCAATCGGTAGCCGTCTGCCCAACTGGCTCAAGCGTAACAAGGGTAAGGCTGCTGCCGGCGTTGCCGGTGCCGCCAAGAAGCCCGGACTGTTGCGTCGTGCCGGTGGACGTCTGGCTCGGTTCAAGCCGCGCAGTGCTTCCATTGGCGGTATCGCCAGTGGTCTGGCGATGGGCTTTGGTGCCGATTACGCAATCGACAAGGTGACTGGTGGTCCGAACTCTGCGGGGTCCAAGGCGATCAACACCGGCATCGATGCGGTCAGCTACGGTTTGATGGCTAACAGCCTGCTCGGTGGCGGCACGGCCGCTGCTGGTGGTACCGCGCTGGCTGGCGGTGCTGCAGGTGCCGGTACGGCTGCCGCGGGTACTGCCGCTGCAGGTGCAGGTGGCATGGGTGTGATGGGTACGCTGGGTACGGGTGCTCTGGCCGTGCTGGGTTCGCCTGTGGCTATCGGTGCGGCAATCGTCGGTGCGGTGGCGTATGTGGGCTACAAGGTCTACAAGAAGTACAACTACGGCACCTACACGCCGCTGCGTGCTTTCCGTATGGCTCAGTACGGTTACGGCTATCAGGACAGCGATCAGGGTAAGATGATCTCTGAACTGGAGCAGATGTGCGAACCGGCAGTCAAGCAGATGGGCAATGGTCTGGACATCGCCGCTGGCGGTGAACTGACCATGGAAGCGGTGTACAAGTTGTTCGACTTGGATGATGGTTGGTTCACCAGTAACAAGGATGAACGGGCCATGTTCGACGTCTGGTTCAACAACCGCTTCAAGCCGGTGTTCCTGGCTTGGTTGACCAACGTACGCGCCATCAAGGCGCAGATGAAGCTGGGCGATGCTGACAGCGAGCTGTCGCAGGACCAGAAGGCTTCGTTGCTCAAAGCCGTAAACAACATCAACCCGCAAACGTACAACATCAAAGCAGGCGCCTTCGACGGTAAGCCGGTAGAGATGAATGTCGGTGGCGTGGGCGATGCGTACAAGCTCGCCATTGACACGGTGGAAAAGGAACGTTCCCTGTGGGGCAAGTTCAAGGGTAAGGCTGAGCGTCTCGGTAACAGCAGCTCGGCGGGTGTGTTTGGTATCTTCGGTGCGGACTGGGCCACTGACTGGATTGATCGTCAGAAGAAGGCTTCGCAGTTGAAGGACATCAATGCCCGTCAGGCCGAAGCGTTGGGTAAGACCAGCGCCGAGTACGAAAAGGCCAAGGCCGACGCTGCCAAGATCATTGGCACTGCCGGTGCTGCATCCACTGCCATGTTGGGCAACACGCAAGCAGGGCAGCGGGCCGGTGAGAAGTTTGCCGGTGTGGGTGGCGCTAAGCCGTCCGGAGGCGGTGGTTGGTGGAGTAACACCGCTGCCAAGCTCGGCTTCGGAGGTGGCGCTGCCGCGGCAGGTGGTGGCGGTGGTGGTGGGGCACCGGTACCGGAAGGTCCGCCTCCGCCGGCGCTGAAGGGCAGTGCGAAGGAACTGCAAGAGATGTTGATGAAGGAGGCCATCAAGGCCGGTATCACTGACAAAACCGAACTGGCCATGTTCTTGGCTCAGTGCGCGCATGAGTCGGGGAACTTCCGCACCATCTCTGAAGGTTACAACTACAGCCCGGCCCGTGCTGCACAGATCTTCAAGAAGTATTTCCGCAGTCCTGCGGAAGCCGAAGCCGCAATGGCTGCTGGCGGTAAGCGTGCGATCTTGGATCGTGCTTATCAGGGACGTATGGGCAACAACCAGCCCGGTGACGGTTTCAAGTTCCGCGGTCGTGGTTTCATCCAGTTGACCGGACGAGACAACTACGCCAAGTTCGCCAAGGCCTCTGGCATTGACGTGCTGAGCAACCCGGACCTGCTGGTCTCCGATCCTAAGGTCGGTGCTCAGGCCTCGATCCACTGGTGGTTGAGCCGTGGCGCTGGTATCCGCAAGATGGCCGCTGGTGGTGACGTCAATGGCGTTACCAAGCTGGTCAACGGTGGTACCAACGGTCTGGCCGATCGTGCGTCGCACTTCAAGAAGTTCATGCAGGAGATGACTGGTAACACCGAGCTGAACAACGTTCGTGCCAATGCGACGACCGCTTCGGAGAACTCCCCGAAGACCTCGCTGGGTAAGAGCGAACCGGCCTACCAGTTCTCGCAGGGCGTCACCAACGGTAGCATGACCGGTGGCGTAGGTAGTGCCTATCAGCAATCGGCCACCAGTGCGCCGAGTGCTCCCACTGAAGCCAGTAATCCGGCTGCAGTGGGTCGGGTCAACTACCAGATGCCGGCCGCTCGCCCGGATGCTCCGACTCCGACTCTGAACACGTCTGTCATGCCGGCTCCGGCCGTGCAGAGCACGCGTGTGGATGAGGCCAATCGGACCGACAGTGATCTGGCCAAGCGTATCCAGCAGCAGCAGGAAGCCAATGCTGTGAACGACACCCGCTCGCAAGCCACCGTGCGTGCCGAGCAGCAGGAAACCCGTCGCATGACGGACATCATGTCCAAGCAGTTGGATGTGATGACCTCCATCGACAACAAGGTGGGACAGCTGGTTGGGTTCCTTTCCGGTCAGACCGGTACCCAGGTCGCTCGCGCGGCCGCTGCCAATGCTGATAGCAACACGCCCACCAGTGCTCCGGCCATCACCGCGCAAGGTAAGATCGATCGCAGTCAGATCGTTCAGCGCGAGAAAGCCGTAGCACCGGCCACTGCTGCCGATACGCCGGTGTCGATGCGTCGCAATCGTAACGCCATTGGTTGAGTTTGAAACGGGGCCCTGTAATGGGGCCCCGTTTTCTTTTCTTGGAGAATGACATGGTAGATACTGCCACCTGGACGAGTCAGAGTGATGAGCCGATGCCGCAGGCTCTGACGGAACGTCCGATGGACAACGATTGGATTCGCCAGTCGTTCTTGTTGTCGAGTGATGCCATCACCACCACGGACATGGTCCGCCGGATGATGACAACTGCTGCATTCAAGTTTACCGACACCACGTTGGGCGGTAACTTTGCGATCAATGCCCCACCTCAGTTCACCCGCTATGCCGACATCAAAACCGGCGGTGGTTCTGTGGGCACAGCGGCGTCGCGAAAGCTCAATTGGGGTGACACGCTGACCGATCCGGTCGCGGTGTATCACGGCATTGCCGACAGCTGGCGCGACATGCGTCAGAAGTCAGCGCAAAGCATGGGTATGGGTCGCTATTACAGTGAATCCATCGACGACAACTCGCAGCTGGTGCACATGCGATTTGGCGTACCCGAATTCAACAGCCTGTGGACCTTCTTCGGTGGCATGTACGATCCGGACTCCTCGCAGTTGGCGCGTACCGGTCGTGCGAGTCTGGACTTCCTGTCTGCGCCGATCCAGTCTGCGGCAGGCGCGGCAGGTGCTGCAGTCGGTACACTGCTGGCTGCACCGTTCTACCCGATTGTCTTGGGTGGTCGTATTTTGCGCACGTTGGCCGGTTGGCCTACGACCAAGTATTACTACCTCAAAGCCACCATGGCCCTGTACTGGGATGCGGTGACGGCGATCTGTAACGGTCTGGCCAACAACATGGGCTTGAGCCCGTATGCACCTTCGGACAGTCGTACCACCAACTACACCGACCAGGACGTGTTCTCCGAGAAGTATCGTTCGGCCTTTGCCGAGATGCTGCCGGACCTGTTCCAGAAGGACGGGTTGATCAACATCCGTAACGTGACCTCGCGTGCTCAGCGTTTGGCTAACCTGTACAACCAAAAGCTGCGTGATGCGCAGAACTTCCGTACGCTGGATCTGATCACTCCCGGCAAGCTGCGATCGAACCTGCGAGACTACATCCAGACGGTGTGGACGGGTAGCGAGAAGGTCCCCAAGGACCGCTCGATGACCGAATACCTGCAGTCCTACTTCGAAGCCAGCCAGAACAAGAAGGTGGAAGGCGGCAATGGTAATAACGGTGCTGCGGTGGGCGACATGTCCCAGTACAGCATGCCCGATGCCAATGCCAATGAAGGTGCACTGACGGCCGGTGAGACCGCAGGTAAGTTCTGGAACTATCTGGAAGGTGATCGTCGCGACGGTTCGGACTTTGTGACCTTCCGTGTAGACAATCCCGGTCAGGCCAGTGAGTCGTTCTCCAACTCCACCCGTGAGTCGGATATTGCCTCTACGATGAACTCCACCAGTTCTTCGATGAAGTCCAAACGCTTCTCGATGGCTGAAGGTAACATCGACGGCGCCGGTCTGTTGCAGTCGGCTACCGGCGCGTTGCAGTCCTTTGCCGAAAACGCATTGGCCAAGATCCAGATGGGTGGCGTCATGGCCCTGACGGGTCTGGCGTTTGTGGATATTCCCAAGGTCTGGGATTCGTCCACGGCGCAGTTGCCACGTGCGGACTTCAACATCCAGCTGCGTGCATGGTCGGGCGATAAACTCTCCCGCTTCCTGTACGAGCTGGTGCCCACTGCCATGCTGATGGCTGGCACGCTGCCCCTGTCCACTGGTGCACGTACCTACACCTCACCGTTCCTGTGCGAGTGCTACTCCCAGGGCCGTTGCGCCATCCGTCTGGGTATGATCGAATCGCTGACCATCCAGCGTGGTACGGCCAACGTAGGTTGGACCGAAGAACACGAGCAGATGGGTATCGATCTGCACTTCACTGTCGTGGATCTGTCCACGGTCATGCACATGCCGATCTCTGCAGGCTTCAAGCTGTGGGAGAAGGGCTGGTTGATGGCCGCCGATGCTGCCGGCTCTGCCGGTGATGCGGTACTGGGCACGGGCGGTGAAGGTGGTGAAGACGGTACGCTGCAAGGCGCTGCCAACGATGTGGCTTCGGCCACCACACCTTCGACCTACAGCGATGACAACGCCTACACGGACTACTTGGCCGTGATGGGTTCGCTGTCGCTGCAGCAGATGGTGTACGGCACCCGCAAGATCGCACTGGCTCACTCGCTGGCCAAGCAGAACTACAAGACCTGGAACTCGGCTTCGCGCTGGTCCTCGGTCTTCATGGATACGCTGCCTGGCCGAATGATCCGTGCGGCGTCGATGGGTACCGATCGCGACAACACGCGGTAAAGAAAAGAACGGCATAGACCCCTCCAGTCCATTGCGGACTGGAGGGGCTTATGTCAGGTCAGATCAAACACGGCAGAGGGATAGAACTCACGTGCCTTTCCGGCGCAGGACGTCACCGGATAGTACGAGGCCAGCGACATGCCAATCACGCGGTCCGTATCACGACTGAGCAACTGCTTTGCATGACCGCTGATGTTGGTGTAGACGGTGAAGTCAGTCACCCACACCCCGTTGCGCTGGAACTTACCCCAGTTCGGGTCCAGTGCATTGAGCACGGCCATCAGCTCGTTGTACATGAGCGTCAGGTTGGCTTCACTGGGATCTTTGTCGAACTGGTAGGAGGCCAGAATCTGACGGATCGATTCAGGGAACTTAGCCAGCACCGCCGGCGCGCCCAGTTTGTCGATCATCAGCTTGACAGTGGGGATGTTGCCGTTGATGACGGCCGTATCGATCGTGGCGCCCAGCGCGTACAGCGCTGAAGGATCGTTGGTGTTGGCCTTACGCACCACAATGTCGATCGCTTCGGGTACACCCAGATTGATCGCTTCGCGGTAGATCGAAGACAGCATCGATGCCTTGGCACCCATGTCCAAGAATTCAACCAAGCTGTTATCGTTGACGACCGAACCGACCAGATCAAACAACGTGGAGGCGCTACGAATGTCATCGGTAGCCACTGCACGGGCCACGCCATCGATCACCACGTTGGCCTTGTTCAACAGCCCCGCAGGAATACCGGTGGCTTCACCAATGCCCTGCTTGAAACTGGTGGACAGCTTGTTGATGATGCCGGTCTTGCCGCCAGCGACTTGGATCAGACGATCCTTCAGTGCCCCCGTATCCAAACTGAGGTTACCGGACACGCCCTTCTTCAAGACACCGGCCACGGTCTTGGCGATTGCGCCCTTACCGCCCAGCGCATCGAAGATACCGGTAGCTTGGTCACTGACCTTACCGGCAAAGGAGGTGAAGATCGCCTTGGGATTGTAATCGTAGGCATCGACGGTGAGCAGCTTGTCGTTGGGACCGGTGGTGACCAGGGAGGGTGCAAGCTTGGCATTGATCTGCGCCTCACCCTGCAACATCGCCGCCACGTTGTTGCCCATCATCCCTTCCATCTTGGAACGGAACAGGTCAGCAGTGTTGGCGTTGGCTGCTTTGCTCAGCGAATCGGTGGCAAAGCTGATGGCCTTACTGGCACCGGTCTTCAAACCGCCTAGATCGGCCAGGGCGCCCATCTTACCGGTCAACCCTGAGGTGAGTGCGTCGACACCGCCAAGGCCGGTGAGGGCCGTGGTAGCCGCGCTGGCGGACTTGGACGTAGACGACAGCTTATCGCTCAGCTTCTGCTTGAGGCGGTTGGTGACGTTACCGCTGACTTCAGTGGCCGCTGCCGTCAGCTTCTTCTTGGTCAAGGACACCGCAGCGCCTTGGACCTTTTTCAATGCATCAGATGAAGTGACCATAGGAATCTCGTAAGGGAAGCTCTCATAACCTAGGTCAGGGGGTCGACGGCACAAAAAAAAAGATGGGAGCCAAAGCCCCCATCTCTTATTGACCGCCGAAGCGACTGCGCTGCACCAACTCTTCCGCCAGAGTGAGAACTGGCTCGCGCAACTCCTCCAATAGCGTGACGATCCAGTCCATCTGGTGAGTGTGAGCGTAATCGCGCGCATCTTCCATGTAGGCTTGACCGTTGCTCTGCAAGAGGAAACGAATCCACGTCCAGGCTTGCAATTGCCACAGATGTTTACCTGACTGATCCACCACGGTCTGCTTGGCCTCAGGATTGCGCTTACTGGCAAAGGCGTAGTAGTGGGTGAACGGCAGATAGCTTGCGGCCATGTCGACCATGGCCTGCGGAGTTGCCAGCGTCTTGCAGAGGAACCCCTCCAAGATCAGTTGCTTGAACTCCAATGTATCGATGTTGACACGGGGCAGTCTGGAACCCACGCTCTTGGCGCTGATCCCCCAACGCGGACGCAGTTCATCGTGTATCCGACCGGTGGCGATCCAGTACCAGTATGCTTCCATACTGGCGAACCTACCGTAGATCGGATGGGTGAAGGGCGAGTGGTCGAAGTTGGACATCCAACGCCCCAGCACGGTCCGCCCGACGCTGTAGATGTTGATGTGACTGACGCCATCATCCTCCGGACAGATGAGTGTGGCCACGATGTTGTCAGTCATCGTTGTCATCCTCATCGTCATTGGAGTTCATGTCCACCGCAGCCAGGTTGATCGTCTTTTCAACACGATCCACTCGACCGGCGGGGCCAGGCCATTTCACCTCGATGATGATCTTGGCATACTCCACACCCAAAAACACGATGCCCCGCTCAAACTGCTTGAAGGTCATCTTGTCACGCAGCAAGGCCTTGCGCAGGTTACCCCGCATCGAAGGTTTACTCTCGCTACGCGACATCAACATCTGGCGAGGATCATGCATCAGTCGATCCATCTTGATCCGCCAAGTCTGGACACCGATGTTACCCTGCATCAGCAAACCCCGCCACAGTTCAGTCAGCGTGTCACGGGATTTGCTCTTTCCCCAGTCACTTTCTCTGAGGATGTCTTCGTCTTTGTTTCTCTGCATGTGTACTCCGCACCTTAGGCCCGAATCGCAACATCGCTCAGTCGGGCCAGTAGTTCCAAGACGACCAAGCCGTCACGTCGCATGGCTTGGTATTTGAGGACGTAATGCTCGCGGCGGTAATCCGCATCCATCCGCGTGAGCAACATTTCGTTGTCGACCATGACCTTGTAGATGTCTTCAAAGGCCTGGCCAGGGTCGATACTGAAATTGTCCTCGGTGGACAGGAAGTAGTCCAGGGTGAACTCGCGATCCGTGCGAATCTTGATGTCTTCCAGCACCAGTCCTCGATCACTCATCATCGCGTTATAAGCCCGGAGCAATGCACCGTGCAGATCATCGAGGCGAGGGAAGGTTCCGTTATACGGCGTGAGTTCGGCCGTACGCGGATTGTAGCGCTGGAAGGTGATTTCGTTTTGCCACTCGGTTAGCACCGTCAACAGCGTTTCAGGTGTACTCTGATCGACTGCTTCAAGCTCTTCAATGAACTGCCGTCCACGTGATTTTTGTTGACTCTGCTGGACGCCATTGAAGATGGATCGGAAAGGTTGGGTAATGCGGGACAAGATGGACATGATGTACCTTTATTGCTTACCTTTCTATGATATGTGATTGTACATTTTTTCAATGGTGCCTTATGACTGACGCTATGAAACACCTGCTCAACGTCCAAGTAGACGTGGCCGACGACGATAGCGTCGTCGATTTCACCCAAGACGTGCGTCGCTCTATCATCAAACAGATGACCGAGCACGGTACCACGATCCCCACAGACGTCAAAGACGGCTACTTGCTGCTGACCACATTGGACCACATGTCCAAGACGGCCATGGCCAAGAAGAAGCTGGGCGTGATCGAGAAGGTTGGTAACGAAGACCGCAAGGCGGCGCTCATCATTGCCGGCATTCAGGCGCAGACCCGTGGCGTGTCGCCCTTTGAGGTTCGTCCCGAAGACGGTCAGCCCAAGCCGGCGGCGCGTGACATCCCCTCGTTGGAACACGATCCGGCTGTCAACCCCTTCCCGGAAACGGCCAAGGAGCAGGGACTGGCGATGGAGCGCTACGACAACTTCCATGCACGCATGGCTCCCATCATCGAAGCCAATAAGATGGCCGAACGTGAGGCGGTGGAACGCAGCCTGGGCAACGAGGAAGTGCGCTTTGCACCCGACCTGGGCGATGGCGAAGGCGAGGAACTGTAGGAAGTAACTTTCTACTGTATAGAATCGGTATAAAGAGCAAAAATATACAGCCCCTGCCCTTTGACGGGGCAGGGGCTGTATGCTCACTTCTTTTCCTCGGCCTGTTTGGCCAGTTCAGCACGGCGGGCATCTTCTTCCTGCGAGGCCGGATGGCCCCCGTCAGGACGACGCTTTTCGTAGAACATCTTCATCCATTCCTCCGCACGCTCCGGGCGAACCGGGCAGAAGAAGAAGGTCGGAAGCATGTCCAAGGCCAGCTTCTCAGCAAAGCCCATCTCCACCAACACCACCGGGTTCACATCGCCCCGCAGGCCATGGGCCTTCAGATCATCCGGGGACATGGGTTTGTCCAAGAAGATCGTCGGAGCGTAGAAGGTGGTGGACGGTGCGATCACCGTGGACATGGCCTTGGTGTGCAGACGCGCCCAGTAGGCAAAGTCGTACATGAACAGCCCTGCGTACTTGTGACGTGCATCGCTCATCGTCACCAACTGCGGCGGACGATTGATGATGGTCACCAGCGTTTCCACACCCGTGAAGTTCATGACCGCATTGATGTAGGCTGTGCGCTGGGCATCATCGAGCTTGTACGGCCAGATGTTCAGTTCCACCACCGGCTTGCCGGCGCCCGGCGTCGTGCTGTTTTGCACCTCCAGATGGGAGATGATCTCATTCAGACGCATGGCATTGGGCGTAACGATGGCACCGCGCAGCACGTTGATGTCGCGACGATCGTAAGCACGGCGGAAGTCTTCCTTACTGATACCGTGTTCGAGCCACTCATCCATCTCACGCAGGTAGTACGCATCGTCAGCCACCAGCCTGGCAGCTGCTTCCGGCCAGTGCTGCAAGATGGTGGTCAGTCGCGTATCGAGCAGCGCATCCAGATCCACGTAGATGTACAGCAGCTCGGACTGAATCATGCGGGCTTCTCCGACTCAGTGGGTCGCTGCATGGCCAACACTTCAGCCTGACGCGGATCAGCCACACGGCCCAGCGCTGCTGTACCATCGGACAGTGCAGCCAGTTGCAGGGCCAGCAGCCACGGGTTCTGCTGCAGCAGCCTGCGCACCGAGTCGATGTCGCTCAGGCGCGCAGCCAGCGCTTGGTCGTAGATCGGCGTGGGCGGCTTGGCCAGGACCGTGGACATCAGCTCGATGGCCGTATCCAGTACGTTCCAGCCATGCAGGTAGAAGCTCACGTTCTGGGTCAGGCGCAGGACGTATTCCAACAGGACCGCATTGGTCTTGATGTTGTCATCCCACACCGACTTGGCCGTCTCCTCGTTACTGATGTACAGCCAGCGCACGGTGGAGAGCAGATTGCCGATCATGCGCAGCTCATCAGGATGCACCTCGCGGGTGAAGCGATGGCCAGCGCAGTTGGCGGTCTGGTAGGCGACCATATCCAGAATGAGGCTGGGGACATCCACGCCATTTTCCAGCGGACGTTCGAAAGCCGCCGCCGGCGGGGCAGCGCCTGCCTTGGGTTCTTTCTGAATACCGCTACCACGGGAAGGTTGCAGCGTGGGATTGCGGGGCGCGGAGTCACTCATAGCTTCGTATCCAGGTGCATGGTCTTGAGGAGGATTTCCAGCGACTCGTTGGCCTTGACGCGGGTCGGGTTGACCTTGATCGCATCCTGACTGGCGCGGCCAGTTTCGAGAATGGAGCGCGACATGGCACGGTACGCTTTGGCGTCACCGCCACGGAACTTGATCAGCTCTTCGATGGAGCGATCTTGTCCCTGGGCGAACAGGCCTTGGATTTCCGGGAAGGACAGCTTGGAACCCTTGGACGGACCGGCCGGCTGACCGGTCAGTTCATCCACGTGCAGGTTGCTGTCGGGAATGGAGATCTTCTTGAGCAGCATCTGCTGCTGTCGACGTAGCGGAGCCCAGCCGATCAGATACTCCTCATTGGTGAGGAAGGTCATGCCGGTGGTCGGATCGGTCTTGATCAACCGCTGGAAGATCTTGCAGCCGATCTTCTTGCAGTTGTCCAGATTGCGCTGCTGATCCAGCGAATACTTCGGGTCCATGTTACTGACCGTCAGTGGCAGGACCACGGTACGATCGCGAAGGCCCCGCATGTAATTGGCAAAGTCTGCGTCGGAGAGCGCATCGAGCTGCTCTTTCAACGTCGCAGCATTGGGTGAACCGGGGATGGGCATGTCAATGAGCTTGACCGCCAGTGCGGTAGCAACGGCACGATTCATGAGGGAATCCTTGAGGCTAAAAGTCTGTCAAACAATAGAGACAGACATAACCGACGTCCCGAAAGACGTCGGTTTCAAAAGTCTAGATTGTCAGTGTACATGCGTGCGTTTGCATGGTGAGGTCGACTGGCAGGTTGTGCGCAACCAGATGGGGAATGATCAGATTACTGACCATGGCCACCCAACTGTCAAACTCGGTCTCGTACATCAGCGCCGTGCGCCACTGCATCGTGCAATGAGGCAAAGTGGCCAGCTGGTAGCAGAGCCAGTGATTCATCGTCCGCAACTGGTTGGGGACTGACGGATCACCGTTATCTGCGTATAGCGCATGGAAGCGCTCAGCTGCAGCAGGATTACGGATGGCGAGCATGGTGCGTACGGCACAGCTAACCAAGAAAGGGGAGGTGTGTTGATGGTTCATGATACTACCCATACGGGTATTGAAGGACAGTGGGAAGGGGCCTTCTGAAATGCTGTTACGTCATCACCGTACTTTGCGGTGAATCTTAATGGTCCGGAAGGAGGGACTCGAACCCTCACGGTTTTACCCGGCAGATTTTGAGTCTGCTGTGACTACCAATTCCACCACTTCCGGTTTAAATCCAGCAATGCCGGGAGGTCCAGCCGAAGCTGTGCCGCCTCCCGGCACTACAGGTTACGCGGCGATCTTCATCAGATCGGCCGGATTGATCGGCGCACGCGCGGCCTTGAACTTTTCCATCGCGTCCTTGTCCGACAGCGCCGGCATCCAGAACGGATGGTACAAGCCCTTACGCATACGCATCAGGTCGTAGGTCGACAGCGCCAGCTTCTCTTCGAACGGCTCATCTTCCTTGAAGACCCAGTGGCCGCGGGTTTCGCCCAGGAGCACGTCCCAGTCGTAGCCCATTGCCTTCAGATCGTTGAACAGTTCCTTCGGGGTGCAGAACACACCTTCCGGGTCCTGCCACAGCTGACGCATCTGCAACATCTGCGAGGTGATTTCCAGCGCACGACGCAGCTTGTAGTTCTCGTCGATCTTGGCACGCACGGTGGTGCGCGACAGGCTGACGTCCGGCAGCAGTTCCAGGAAGTAGTTGCGATCATTACCGCCCAGGCCGAAGCGCTCGTTGGATTTGATCATGTGGAATTCGGTCAGCGAGGCGAGCACGCCTTCGCGCTGACTGAGCACTACTTCGAACGGCAGGCCGGTCGGACCGTTCTTGCCGCGCAGGTTCTGCACGAGGATGACCATCAGGTCGGTATCGCCTTCCATGTCGTCGGCCGACGAACGCGGATATTCCGGCGCCTTGGTGGACTTGTTGGCCAGCACCGAGGAGTTGTACACGTACCACAGGTTGTTGGTGAGGAACGTGAACTTCTCGGGCACGTTCTTCAGCGAAGCGTTCTTCAGGAACGCCAGCTTCTTTTCCACCGGTGCGTACGCATCCAGCTGATGCTGCTTGCCCACGTGTGCGGTCATCATCAGGTACATCGCTGCCTGACCGGTGAGGGTCGGCACCTGCATGAGCATCTGGGTCTTGTGCGCCGCCGAACGCAGCGCGTCGGTATTGGCCGCGCCATCACCGAGCTTGTTCTTCTCGTAGATGTCGTTGACCGCCTTGGTCGAGAACATCGAGAAGGAGTCGACGAAGTTGATGGTCGGATCGAGAATCTGAATGATCTCTTTCTTCTCGGTACGGAACGGCGCCGTGCAGGTGAAGGCCTTGGCGTTGTCCAGCTTGACCTGACACATCTTCTTGGCCAGCACCCAGAACTCATCACCGTACATGACGGTGTTGTCGGTCAGGCGGAAGCGGCCAGCGGCATCCAGATGGACGCCAGCGAGGTTTTCCATATGCTTGCTGAGCATGTGGATACGGCCCATGGTGGCCGAGGTTTCGGTGTCGTACTCCAGTGCCTTGGCACGACGGTAGCGGTTCAGCGCCGACAGAACGAAGTACAGGCTGAACACCGACTTGAACATGTTGCCACGGCCCACAACGCCGGACACGTACGGCAAACCGCCGTTGATGTAGGTCTCGCCCCGCTCACCCCACACCAGCGTACCGGTGGGAACGTCCAGACCGGCACCCACATTCATGATGGGGCGAATCTCCGGGGACGGTTCGAAATCTGCGAAAAGGTCAATGGCTGCTGACATGGATGGGCCTTGGAGTGTTGCGAAAGGATGTGCTATAGAATAGCCTGCCTACGTGATTTTTTAGCGTAACTGTATGAAGACTACGGTCTGCCGATTTCCATCTACCAAAGGTGTTTGCCATGTACCATATCCAACTCCCTGCCGATGCCTCCCAGTCGATGGAAGCGCTGCAGACCCAGCGTGACATCATCGCTGTGGAATCTTTCGCTGGCGCCGACTCCCTGCGTGCTGCCGTGGCTCGCCTGCCAGCCCTGTTCGGCAGTGCCCAGACCTTCTATGCGAAGTTCATGGGTAACCCCGGCACGTTCTACTTCAAGACCAAGGACCTGCGCGACACGGCCGACAAGTTGACGCACATCAACTACGCCGACATCCGCAACATCGATGTGCTGGTTCCCGAGGGCCTGGCCACCGACCTGCTGGCCTACGTGCGTGTGCTGAACCAGTCCGGCGATCTGGCTGACAAGCTGGAGTCCGAAGTGCTCGCGCCGTTCGAAACGTGGCTGGGCACGATGCTGGGCGCGCCGGAGAACCTGCGCAACCTGAGCCAGAACCTGCAGATCCCCGGCTTCCGTCTGCACGACACCAAGGCCGTGGAAAAGAAGATCCAGGACAGCTTCACCCACAGCGGTCGTCGCGAGAGCCTGGTCAAGTACGGCAAGGCCTTCCACCGCAACCAGGACATCTACGATCTGGTCAAGGAACTGGAGAAGTTGGAGCGGGCCTTCGGTCTGGATGGGCAGAAGCGCATCGTCAAGCTGACCGAACGCATCACCATGATGATGGGCGAGCTGGTCACCATGGTCCACGGCAATCCGGACATCGCCAGCCCGGCGGCGGTGAAGAACCTGTCGGACATCACCTTCCAGCTGGCCCGTGAGCTGGAACACTACGGCCTGCTGCGGTATCGCATCACCGAACTGAGCAACTCGATCACCGAGACTCAGAAGGCGATCAATACGTTCATCACCATGAACAAGGCCAAGTAACGGCATAGCGCCCCTCCTGCCCCACACGGGGCAGGAGGGGCTTATGACGCTAGTGGCATTATGCCATAGCCGGTACGCGGAGACTTTCGTCGTGAATGTCGCGGAACATCGTGATGATGTCCTGTTCCATCTCACCGCTCTTACCATAGAGCATCCACGATTTCGATCCGTCAATTACTCGACGGGCCAACTCCACCGCCTTGGTTTCGTCGAACTCGCTCTGGTGCAGTTCTGCCCGCACCTGGGAGCTGAGTTCATCAGTCCAGACAATCCCTTGTACCGCTGCCGGAAGGCGCAGTGCTTCTTTCCGCTTGGCCAGAGCCAGCAGTCCATTGAGCTGATCGATGGTGTCATCGCGCAGATGTTCGAGCCTGACTACTCGACAGTACAGCGATGTAAGAAACAGGATGCGCTTCGCATGCGTGTTGGTCATGCGAGACAAGAGAAACAGAATGGTTCGATCGCGCAACGCAGACAGCTTCTGTCGCATGTTATCGACAAACGAGTCACGCTCCGCCACCGACTCTTGCTGCTTCAACGACACATTCATGAAAACACCTCTAAGGATGTCGGGGAGCACCGGCTCCCCTGGGTACGTTGAGACCAATCAAGCTAGGGCTTGATCAGTTGGAGATTGGAGTAGGCAGCACACCACAGTCCAATATCTCCGTCCGAGTCGACAATGGTTGCATAGCGAATAGCTTCTGCGGATTCGGGCCAAGTCACAACCCAAGCCCGCACCCCCTCGCTAGCCAGCGCAGCCAACGTGTTTCGATCCGGCAGGTCCAAACCCAGTGTCAGTTTGAGTGTGAATTCTGCGTGATCTTCAGCACGTACGGCATACCCGGCTTTCACATCCAACGACCGTAGGGTAGAGGAGATGTGGCTTTTGAGCTTGACAGCGCTTTTCTTCTTGCTACCGTCAGTCTCATAAAGTATGTCCGTAATCTCAGTGCTGCGCATAGCACCTTGATTGGGCTTTTCCACATGTGCCGCCAGTACGCGCTCGAGTGCATTGAGCGTGTCGATCGCCGAGTACGCAAGGCGTGCCGGTCGAATCTCACGGGTCAGCAAAACCTCCTCACCGGCGGAGACGACGTTACTCAGTCGCAGGCGCGCATGATCGCGCTTGAGCAACTTGGCACCGAATTCTTCGATCTCCAGATAATGGGTAGAAGACAGGATGTTACGCAGCTCTCCCACCATCAAACCCAAGTAACGACCTTCGGCCATCTCGATGCAGGTCTCACGCAGGCACTCCATGACCGGGTCGCCTTCGCGCAGGTATGCCACGGAGAAGCGAGCGTCAGACACGCGCTTACCGAACAGTTCCAGCGGATCGACTTCCTTCTTGTCATCGCCATCCTTCTTCGCGCCACCCTTGCCGGAGAAACCGGTGTAGTAGATGGTGCGACCGTCCGGGGTTTTGTACCCGTCACGGTTGAGGGCATGGAAGTACCAGTGGGGCAGATGCACCATGCGCGAGCGATCGGTCTTGCGCGACCAGAAGCCCTTGGCGCTGGAGACCTGATGGTATTCCACCGGCGTACCGTTGGCCGCAGCCAACATGGAACGGGTGCAATACTTATCCACCATGTCATTGCCGAACTCACCCGAATGCCCCTTGACCCAGAGCATGTCGATCTTGATACCGGCTTCGCGCAGCTGTGCTTTCAGTTCCGCAGCGCGCTTCCACATATCCACGTTCGCCGGCGGTTGGCCATCGGCCTTCAGCCAGTTGTTGGCACGCCACTTGTCCATCTGGTCGCGATAGTTGTCCATCACGTACTTGCTGTCGATGCGCAACATCACGTTCTCGATCTTCTTCTCGATCGTGAACTCCAGTGCCTTGGTGAAGGCATGCAGTTCGGCCGTGTTGTTGGTGACCGGCGGCAGCAGGCTACCGAAGGAGCTGACGTATTCCTGGACCACGATGTCGGTGTGCTTGGCGATCTCCTCTTCAGGGATCTTCTTTTCATGCACTTCGGTGTTGGTCAGGTAACCCTTACGGGTCAGGTACGCCGTCTTGTGGCCAGTACCCGTCTTGGGCACTTCATCGGTGTAGGTGTAACCGTGCAGGGCCCAGCCGCCCAATTGGACGGTCTGGCGGTAGCCGCCGTCGGTGTAAAATACCGCATTCAGGGCGGGCTTGGCTTCGGTGGACATGAATATTCCATGGTACAGGACTGTATGATTTCGCCCAGCGATCGAGAATTACTGTGACATGCAACGCTGGACGTACTCTTGATACTTCTTCTGGTTATCCTGCACGTAGTCACGATGACGTTGATGAAGGGCAACCAGTTCATGGCCCAGAGCATCGATGATCTCATCATCGGACTCGGTCCCAACAAACTGCGGGTAGGCCGGCCATTCCTTATCAGCCGGAGGCTGGTAGGGTGGACAGCGAGACACGGGTGCGGGGGATTGCCCGTAGCGAATCTCCACCTTGTTGGGCCGGGTGCTGGAACCTCCGATATGGAAGTACCCAACACACCCGGTCAACAGGAGGATGGCAACGAGCAATGAGGCACTGGCGGTGGATTTCATTCGCCGTCCTTATCCTTGCGGCTGAAAATGCCCTTGAGTCGCTCCCAAGCGGAAGGCTTCTTGGCAGGCTCCGGTTGGTGTTCCGGGATTTCAGTGATGGGTGGGCTGACCGGACGGGGCCGGGCAGGCTTCGGACGCGCTGGTGCAGCGCGGGCTCGACATTGGGGCGGGGTAGTACCTTCGAACTTCAAATCCACGCCACAGGCACGCAGGATGCGTTCGTAGCGTTCGTTATCAGCCGACATCTCGCCATGCGTGGCCTCAAGCAAGTCATACTGGTTCTGCAGGTCTTTGACCTTGTCCCGGTACGCATTACGGTCGGTTTCCAACATGGTGTACTGCTGACGGAGCAAGGTGTGGTTGACCGTCATCTGATTCATCTGCGTCACTGTGCGGGCAGTGATGATGCGCGCGGAGTGTGCTTCGTGAAACAGGTAGCCCTGACCCAAGAGCATGACCAGCATCATTGCCAGCCAAATGCACGTGGTTCGATTCTTACTGATGAAGTCCTTCAGCGTTCCATCTTTGAGCAGAGACTCTTTGATGAAGGGCCAGAAGAGCCTTACCAGTGCGGTGAAAATACCGAGGAAAGGCATTGTGGGCCTCGAAGCGATTAATGGTATAGACGGTGGAGGGCTATCTATGTACGACCAATCCTTGTCAATAGACGTGCATGTGCTCGTGAGTCCTTCGACTCCCAAGGCTTGGGTACTGCAGTGCTTGGATAGTATCTCCTTGGCGATCTCTCAATCGCCAGTACCAGTTCAGTTGTTCGTGCAAGCAGGGGTGGACGGACATATCGGCAAAGGGCGCTGGCTGGCTTACCAGCAAGGCTCTGCGCCATACGTGACATATGTTGATGACGACGATTACATCGAACCGAGCGCCTTTGCGGTGATCGCAAAGGCTTTGCAGTCATGGCCCGATGCTGTCTTTCCGAAAGAGCAGGAACATTGTGGTGTGGGTAACCGTCCAGGTCACCAGCGGCACCACCTTCCTGTATATCGGCGCATCCACATCATTGATCATCGCCCCTACCCCTGCGCCGGCGACATTGCCCAGATCGCTCACGTTGCCAATTTGAACGTGATTGACCTGCCTGACGTTTTGTATCACCACCGGATTTACAAGGACAGCAAAGCTCGGGCAATGCGCCGAGTGTATCCGTCTGAGTTGAACCAGTGCCTGTCCTATCCAGCCGCTACCCCGTACCGGAGTAATCCATGAACATTTTCAAGAACCCCAATGCGTTCACCGATGACTTCGGTAACGTTCCGCCGGAGGGTTACAACTCCAGCAATGGGTCCATCGCTGTCGTTGGCTCCAACGAGGTCACGCTGCAGTCCCCGGACAATGCGATGCCGGCCGCCGGCGATACCTTCCATGCGGTGTTCGACAACCGCGGCGCCAGCATCGTCACGCTCTACTTCTCCCAGAGTGGTCCCAACGCCTGGAACGACAGCATCGAGCTGCAGCCGGGTGAGACCTTCAACTACGGCGTCAATCTGGAACCGGACTACCCGTTCGTGATCCAGATGCGTGTGCGTACCGGCAACGTCTACGCCATCGACATGCTGGTGCAAGACCCCGACGGTAACGGCGGTGGTGGTGGTGAAACCCCGGAACTGCCCGAGGGCGCGGACACGTTCAGCTGCAAGGCTTTCATGTCCTTCGGTGCGCTGACCAACAACGATGAACATCAGGTTGCCCCGCTGGGTGAACTGAGCGTTCGCAGCCAGACCTTCTCCCGTGACCGTGAGCTGTTCACTGCCGGCGTGGCCGGTTCCAACAGCACGGCCATCACGGCCACCGTGTTCTCCTCGCGCACGGCCGCCGACGGTGCGGTGGATACGCCCCTGACCATCGGCGATCTGCTGGCCACGATGGGCACGTGGATGTGGAACGAAGCCATGAATGGCAGCTTCACTGCCAGCACGGAAATCTTCCGTCAGGCGGTGCTGGCTGAATTCGGTACGCGCATCTACGATGTGACCGTGGCGACCATGATCCAGCAGGGCACCATCTGGCTGCCCGAGTCGATCACCTTCTACTTGCTGGAAGACCAGCCGCAGCAGCTGCAGAGCATCAACGGTGATGCGTTCCTCGCCGCCCGTGCCGACCCGAGCCCGGGTTACATGGCCAAGGCCCGTGTCAAGCTGTGGATGTCCAACGCGGCCTTCTCCACCCAGTACGACGAATACGAGTTCGCCCATCTGGCACCGATTGACAACCTGGATGACTTCTTCAAGACCCGCGGTCAAGTCGAAGAGCTGGTTGCCAAGCGGACCGACGAAGAAGTGTTCCTGAAGCTGCAGCAGCTGGCCGCCGGCGATCCCTACACGATCGCCAAGTCGACGATGTTCGAGTTCCGTGATCCGGATGACCCGACCTACCGTCTGCCGACCAACTGGCGTTCGCTGATCTACGGTGCGGCCGGTGACAACATCGACGCCTACAAGGAACGTCTGATCGAGTGGATTCTGGGCAACTCCACCCATACCCGTGAGGAATGGGCTGAGATCTTCCCGGACATCTTCACCTCCACCGAGTTCATCCTGATCCCGCAGTGGAATCCCTACGCGATTCCCAACAAGACGCTGGACCCGGGTCTGTACTCGCCGGTGGTGGAAGTGGCTCGCGCCAATCCGTTGGCTCGCCTGTTCTCCATCGGTACCGCTTACAACAACGCCCACATCGACAAGGTCAACTCGGTGGTTCCGACCTCCTACAAGACCGTGACGTTGCTGGCCGTGGGCGGTCCGCAGAACCGGGATGGGGTGAACAAGTTCTTCGACCAGTGGACCGACTACATCGCCGTGAGCACCAGCCATCTGGACCATGACCGCATGGACCCGATCACGCAGGGCTTTGTGGAGAAACTCCACACGCTGATGAAGATCGCCGAGGACATGACCGAGTTCTCCGACATCCCGGCCGGCTACACCCGTCTGACGCGCAAGCGTGCTGATGGTAGCTCGGTGATCTACGTGGTCTCCAGCTACCAGAACGTGCAGTACCTGGTGGTGTCCAAGCTGTCCTTCAACCGGGCTTCGCCGCCGGTGACCAGCTCCCCGCTGCGCGTGACCGTGCAGGGTGTGGAAGGAGTGACCACGCTGGAGAACGGTAGTCAGAGCAACGAGTACCAGGAACTGTTCCGTGCACTGGGCGGTACCGCTCCGTACACCTACAGCCTGCCCAAGCCCAAGCACGACTACGTCGAAGCCCAGAGCATCGATCCGGTGACCGGCGTGTATCGCGCGACCTTCCGTCGTGGCGGCCCGACCAAGCTCACCGTGCGTGCAACTGACGCCAACGGTGCCGTGGCCGATACCGAGTTCGACCTGTACATCCTCGAACTGACCTAAGGAGTAAGCGATGTCTGCGATCATTCCTCAGATCGGTGCGGTGGGTTTCTATCAGGTGGCCTCGCCGTGGCAGATGCCGGCCAACTCGGTGTATGAGTGCATTGCTGTACGTGATTTCGCGGACTTCACCGATCTCGGTGTGGATGTCTTCGATCTGGTGTACAAGCCGCACAACGTGCCGCGTGAGAAGTACCAGGCCGATCAGGTTGCCGGTGCCAAGATTGTCACCTTGGCTTCGCGTACCCGACCGAACATGTACATTCCCACCACCTACCTGACGGGCTACCCCCTGATGGACAACGTGGCTTACAGCCATGTGGTGATGGGTATCTCGATGGGTGCGATTCCCGACTCGATGGACCTGACGTATCTGAAGGATCAGATCACCACGGCTGTGGCCAGTGTTACTGGCGTACAGGCTACGGTGGAAGTCAACGTCGCCCCCAGCGATAACTACATGACGGCTGCTCAGCACGCCAACTGGATGCAGGCTCGACAGGATGCGATCACCAACAGTGAAACCGACCTGGCCCGCCTGCTGGCTGCCAACGCACGAATCTCCGAACTGACGCAGGTCATCGCCCAGTACGAAGCGTTCATGCGTCAAAACGGCTGGACGCCACAGTAACGGCATAAGTCCCCTCCCACCCCGCAAAGGGTGGGAGGGGTTTATGTCAGCTCCGTTGACGCAAGATGGTGATGCCGTTGCCGGAAACCTCACCTCGATCAAACAGGGCTTGTTTGACCTGCAACTTGAAGAGTGGGGACAGGTCCATCTCTCGCACGTAGTTCTCAGCTGCCTCATGGATGCGGTAGTGCGGAACGTTCTGGTCCTTCAACCTCACCCGGATCAGGTGCACAACCAGCGTGAGCTGGACATCCACCGGATCATTCCCGGCCATGCCTACCAAGATGGCCCTCAACAGAGACATCACCTGGTAATTGGCGCCGGGTCGAGCATTGTAGAACGCAGCAAGAGTAGCGATGCCCAGAACGGACTCCACTACCTTAGACTCGCCACGGGCTGCAAGCTCTATTAAAGCACGGACCGCATCAGCACTGTAACTACGTTGCTCGAACTTGAACATGACACTTCACCCTGAACAGATCACAGGATCAGCGTCCCTTGCGGGGAGCAGCTTTCTTCACGGCCTTCTTGGCGACCGGGGCAGCCTTCTTGGCTTTGGTGGTTTTCTGCGGCTGAGCCACCACGTTGTTGGCCTCGAGCTGGTTCTGCAGAAACTGCTCGGTCAACTTACCCAGGGTGTCGGCGACCTCCTGCTGGGTGAGGTTGGTCAGGTCGCTCCACTGCGGGATGCGAGCCTGCTGATCGGCCGGGCGCACCATGTGCAGTGCCAGGCCACCTTCCTTCAGCTTCAGCGTCGGACCGTCCGGACTTTCACCGACCGGTTCCATCGACAGGCGCAGTTCGACACGGCGACTCACCAGGCGGATGTTGTTGTCGTGCTCGGAGACGACGAACGGTTCACCGACGAAAGCGTTGGCGCGCTTCAGCTCACCACACCAGTCATCGGCGGACATCGGCAGGACCTGGTCGAAGCGTGCGCGCA